GCAGTGGTAGCACTGGTAGCACTGGTGTCACTGGTGGCAAGGGTGGCACTGGTAGCACTGGTAGCACTGGTAGCACTGGTGGCACTGGTAGCACTGGTAGCACTGGTGGCAGTAGCAGCACTTGGATTTGCTGCTGCATTGCCTGAAAGTTCTGCATCATACGCTATTTTTGCTGCTGTTTTTTCTTGATCTGTTTTTGCAATAGATAAAGCATAATCATACGCTTTTTTTGCTGTAGCAATGTTAATTGCAGAACCTTGACCAGTTCCAGTTTTTCCTTGAACTGCCGCTGCATATTCTTCATCACTTAAATTAGTATTTGGGTTGTATGAATCACCATAGTATCCAGAAGCGTTGATACCACCACGACTTTCAATCTGTTCTTTAGTCATTCCATTTGCAATTGCTCTTGCTTCTGCTGCAGCGTTTCGCTTGAATATAGCCATTTATCCTTGGAATCCTAACTGTTGTAGAACATTAAGTCCAATGCTTGATACTTCTTGACGAGCATTGTTTGTATACTGCCAACGTGCATCCTTGCGTAGTGAACGCTCCCAGTCGTAAAGAGTCATTTCCTTTTGACCAATAGCAGAACGTAGAGTCTTATCGTTAAGACCAATAGTTTCTGGATTGACCTCAAGTACAGATGCCATAATGTTTTTGTATGGTGCATAGACAGTATCTAAGTTAACGCCAAGTTTTAGTAAAGACTTAACATTGTCTGGTAATCCTGCAGAAGCAGCCTCACGAATAACGTTTTCAAACGTATCAGGTGATTCACCTTGAAGAATCTTTGAAAGCCAAGTCTGTGCTTGTGTTCCAAATTGAGCATCAAAGTCAAGACCGTTAGCAGCAGCAGTCTTCTTAAGTTGAGCAAGTGCGCCGCCTGCTGCGCCGCCTAGAGCTGTACCTGGAGCATATGTTAACTTAGCACGAATAAGTCCATCTACTAAAGATGAACTTGCGCTTATGCCCATAGCCAAAGCATTGTTGACAATCTCATCAACGTCCTTTTGAGCAAGTGTTATGCCTAATGCGAGTGCACGATCTGCAACTGATTGACTAAAATCCTTTTGTTGACCTTCTACTTTGCTTCCCTTGTAGCGTGCATCGCTACGTAGTAAACTTTCAAACTGAGCAAATGTTTTTCCACCCTTGTCATCAAATACATTTTGAAGTAATGGGTCATTTTCACTAATAGTCTCTGGGTCAATACCAAAGTACTGAGCCATAAGGTTAATGTAGTTGCCATAGATTCCATTGAGGTTATAGCCACTCTTAAGTAATCCTGCAACGTACTGTCCACGTCCTTCTCCAGCCTTATCACGAATAGCCTGACCTACTAGGTCAACGTTCTCGCCATTCTTGATACGTGCTAACCAACCACCAACTTGATCCTTGAAATCTGTGTCAAGGTTAAAGCCATTGTCCTGTGCGATACGTGCAAGTTGCTGACGTGATTGTCCTTCAAGATTTCCTTCTTCGATAGCAAGAGGTGTGCTAGTAAAACGCTTGTCAGTTCTTAATAGGTTTGTAAACTGAGTGGTATTGATTGCACCGTTTTCAGTAAAAGCCTTCTTAAGTAATGGATCATTGATATCAATACTGTTTAGATCAGCGATACCAAATGAAGTAGCCATTGCTCTAATAAATGGATCATAGATAGAACGCAAATCACTACCAGCAGCAAGTAAATCTTTTACATACTTAGACTCGTTCTTTCCTGCTGCATCACGAATAATTTGTTCGTAATCTGCAGGGTCCTTGCCTTTGAACATTTTTTGTAACCAAGAGTCAAGATTCTTTCCTGCCAACTCATTAAGGTCTACACCATTTGCACGTGCTGTAGCACGGAGCAGACGTAGATTCTTACCAGTAGGACCTTCTGCAAGTCCGTTAGCTGTAACAAAACGTGTTAGTGCATCTAATCTACCAATAGTGCTATTCTCATTAGCAAGGTCATATAGACCTCCAGCAATTTTTGTTAACTCTTCATCAGTTACATTAAGACCTTCTTGATTTGTTACAAGTTTTAATGTTCCTTTAGCCTCAGCCAAACCACGAGCATAAGCATTCTCGTTTTCTAGTTTATCAAGTTTCTTTTGATAGTCAGGAGCGGTTGGGTTTTTCTCTATCTCAGCCTTAAGTCTTTCGTACTGGCGCTTTTCAAATGCACGTTGACGTACAGGACCTGCTGAAGTTGTCCACCAAGTTGTATTCTTAAGACGATTAAGGAACTCAGAATCTTTCATATCGTCATTTACATCTGCTACGTTACCAATTGCAGCACGAAGAAGTTTACTTAGTTCTGGGTCTTCAGCAAAGACGCTATCAATATCGCCATAGGTTGCTTTTGCCTTGGCTAAGATCTCATCAAATGGAGTTGTTGCAGTAGCATCTGTTGCACTTTTAGTACCCATAGATGCATCATCTGCCATACGAAAAGATCCAACATCAAACGAAGGACCTGCAGCCCCTGTTGGACCTGATGAAGTTGCTGTTTTTGCTTTCAGATCTGCAGCAGCCTTTGCATCGGCTTCTGCTTTAATTTTATCTTGCTTTGCTTTAGCAGCAGCAGATGCCTCCGTGCGTGCATCTTTTAATCCTGTGTCTGAAGCACTGGTACCAGTAGGACCTGTAGTAGTTTTGGTTGGAGTAGCAGTTTTAGAAGTAGTAATACTTTTACCTGCTGAATCCCACTTTTCAGTGCCACGAGTCCAGCCACCAGTAGCTTCATTGTATACTGCTGTGGCAGGTACACTAAATGGGCGTTTAACAATCTGTCCACCCTTAACAGCAATGTTAAGTGACTTAGCAAGCGTGCTAATTTGAGAATCTAGTTTAACTCCCGAGATAAAAGATTTGGCTTTGCTAACTTCTTGAGAAGTAGAATTAGGATTAGCAATAGTTTCAACTAATTTCTTGCGTGTAGCGAGCAAATTATCAAGAAGCGCTTTGTCTTTTTTAGCCTGTGCTTCTTTTCTTTCCTTTAACTCACCAGCATCTTTGAGTGCTTTTTGTCTCTTTAATTCTTCTGCTCGTTTAGCATCGGCTTTTGTTTTTTCCGCCAAGGCAGTTCTAGCATTTGCAATATCTTGCTCTAATGACATATTAGTCTACACCTAACGCTTGCTTGAAAATATCATAGAAGCCAAAGACTTTTCTGGACTTTGCTTCATCTGTTCCGGCAATCTTTTGGAACAAAAACTCTTCAACATTTGGACCGCCAGTTTGATTAACAACGTTTGTCTTGCCACCAGAGTATGTAGTCTTAGTAGGCATATCTTTTTGACGCTTGGTTACCTGTGTGTAGTACTTATCAAACTCAGCCTTAGTAGGACCGCGACCTAATAGATCTTCAAATATCTTATTGATAAGTGTGCGACCCTCTAATGGCGTAGATATCTTTGTTTGTATACTAGAAGTTGGACCGCCTGTAGTACCTTCAGCAATACGAGAGGCAGTTTCTTGATCCAAATACTGTCTTACTGTAAAGACTTTGCCCACGCTTTGGCTTTGTATTGCAGCCTTTTGAGCGGCATTTGAGTAGGCAGAAAGTAATTTATCTGAATACTTGCCAGTAACTGCAACCTTATATCCAGCGTTCTTTAGTCTTTGTGCAAGTTCCTTGCGGTCAGGTTCTGGCATATCAAAAAGAATTTTTGCAGATGGATCAATAGCAGTTGTAACACCTTGGTATCCACTAGATACTCCCGTATTTGATATGGTTCCACTAGCTGGAATAATCTTACTCTGGAAAGTCTCAATATTAGTTTTGCGTGCTTCATCTGCAGTACGAGCCATTTTCTAGTCTCCAATCAATCGTGAGAATAATACGTCGTATGCTGATTTAGCATTAGCGTTAGTTCCTGCAATTTCTTGCAATTTAATTTTAATGCTTTGACGCAATAAATCTTTATAGTTTTGTTGTGTATCGCCATTGCCTGTAATAGAATCACGAGCATTTCGATATGTTTCAAATTCATTTACCATCTTGGAAAGTAATCCGCGAGTCTTAGGTTGTGTAGTAATTGTCTTGTCTTGAAGCATATTTACAAGATCTTGATAGGCACGTTGGCGTTGGATTTGACGGCCTGCTCCACCGGTTCCCAATTCTTCCTGTAATACTGGACGTGTTCCCTTAAATTGATCTGCCCAAGTAGTCCATTGTTGGCGAATCATTCGCTTACCATCATCTGATAGTGTAGCTGCAAGATCTGCCTCGTATAATTCCTTTTGGTTGTAATAGAACTGAATATCCTTTGCAGCTCCTACTTCCCTTAGGTGGTCATCAAGAGTTTTGCTCTTCTTTAGACCTGCTTGGAAGATAATCTTGTAGGCATCAAAGTTAAAGTCACCCTTTGTTGGAATTAAGAAAGCAGCACCTTCTTTGTACTTCTCAAGTAGTGGCTTATTCTCTTCAATCCAGGTGTCAGCACCATTTACAGCACGAACAACAGCTACTGTATTACGCTCTGATTCAGATACCGTAAATGGCATTTGATTAGGATAAAGTTTAATCCATTCTTGCGTAGTTCTATCAATGTCACCATTGTATGTTTGTAGTAATTTGTTAAATACTTGCTTAAAGTTTGTTCGTTCGTTATCGCGTACCCACTTAGCCATATCAGACTTTAGTGTTACCTGTGGTGATGCTGGAGCAATAAAGCCAAATACTGCACGAAGTGCTAGAACACTTAGCGTTGCAGACTGTAACTTATCTTTGTACTCTTGTAGCTCACCAGGTGTTGGTGGGACTTCAGTTTCTTGCCCATTGATAATCTCAATGCGAGACTTTGGGCTATATCCTGCAGCCTCTAAGTATGTTACTCCCTTACGGAAAGCAGATGCGTACTGTGATGATCGCTCATCCTTGTTTAATGCACCCAAGATACGGTTAACGTGTGCAGGCATAAGAGCACTTATCATTGGAGCGTCTTCACCGTACTCACCTAAGAAGATTCGTTCTAATTCACCAAACTGAGGTATTAGATTGCTTACTACTTTAATAGGGAACGCTGCTAATGGACCAGCAAATGTAGGAAATAGTGAATCAGGGTTCATAGAAGGTGTAATCATCTTTAACTTACCTGAAAACTCTACTGGCATTGGGATCTGAAACGCAGTATCTACGCCAAATGCCTTCATCATACCGTTAACAGCCTTGTATACAGGGTTTAATCCTGGATAAAAGAAGTACTGCTCACCATTATCGTCTGTTTGTACAAAGCCAGAGTGTGCAATACCTTCATAAGTAAGAGATGCGCGTACAACTGCCTCTGGGTTATACCTTACGGTACGACCAACACGACGATAGAAGTCTTCAGTAGCACGATAGAAGCGTGCAAAGTTACGTCCTGACATAGCCAACTGGCTACGAACTGCAGGATTATCTACAAATGCTAAAACTCTCTCACGAGCAAGGTCTTCTGCAATGTCAACTAAGTGCTGAGTGGCTCTATCTTTAGCCTCATTAAGTGCATCACCTGTTAGACCTTTAGTAAAATGATTTACAATACTTTTTTCAAAGCCTGTAGCACGCATATCCTTGCGAATCTGTGTTAACTGGTAAACAAGCAATGGCTCACGTGAGAATCTCGCGTTAGCCTCTCCCATATAGCCCCATAGTTTTTCGCTAATACCAGCAGCAAATTGATTTCCCTCTGTTACTGGCACTAATACTGGACCTGCAATCCATTTAGGAGCAAGAGCAAAATCTTCAGCATCTGGTAGATCATCTAAACCAAGGTTTCGTGAAGATACTTTTACTTTTCCATTAGAATCAACAAAGCGAATTTTGGTTAGTAGGTCTTGATTTACTTCGCCATTTTCTTTAGCTAAGAGATTCTTTGTTGCTTGAAAAACACGAGTTGCGTGAGTCTGTTCTGTTTCTCCAGGAACGCTGTATAGCTGAAAGCGATCACGTTCTTGTTGAGTTAAACTCTTTAGATAGCCTACGATTTCATCAATTGCTTTTGCTTCATCATTAAGATTAGCAACAGCGATGCTACCAATCTCATCATTTGCAATTCGGCTAATCTGTATAAGCCAGCCAAGGCGAGCTTCTGTACTTGCTACTGGACTAAAGTTACCAAACTGGCGCTTACCGTAAGTCTGTGTGTACTTAACGCCATCATAGGTAATAGCTGCCATTTCACCAAAACGTTCAACGTCATCAGTTGCTGCCATATACTGATCTGCACCACGAAGGCCGTTCTTTCCACCTTCACCAATAATACGCATAGTATCTCTTAGGCGACCAAACCTAGCAAACTCTGCCAAAAACTCTGCAGCTTCTTTGTCAAGAAATTTTCCAACCATTGAATCCAACAATGCTTCAGCCATAATAGTTTGGACTGCATTTACATCGCCTGCCTTAGATGCTGCTGCAATTCTTGCATTGTAAGCGTTAACTTCTTTTTTGCGAGCTATTTTGTTAATAAAACCTAAATTTCCTTCACCTGATGCCATACGTAAACGTGTTGCTAAGAAGCGACTTTTAACAATTCCCCACGGTGAATCACCTACTGCAAGGTGCAACATTAAATCTTCTCCTGCGTTACGAACTGGAAACTTTGGTCCTGCTAAAGTTCCTAAAGTCCACGCGCCTATTGAATCTTCTACCCATTGCTTCTGTGAAGCGCCAACTACATTGTCAATAATTCCTGAACGAGTGGCAAGACGGTCTAAGTCTTGAATACTAGGAGTAGAAATAGATTCAGATAGTTGGTAATTAAACAACGCAGAACGTTGTCCATTTTCTAACATATCTGGATTTTTAATCTCTGTTACTTCAATACCATTCTCATCAAGTTTACGAATAATGGTAGGAGTTGCGTAAGCCTTTGGAACACCCTTGCTACCAAAGTTGCGTAGGAATGTTTTGCCAGCTTCTGACTTATCTACACCACGAATTGTTGCAAGCGTATACCAGACACCTTCGTAGATCTGCTTACGCTGACCTTCGTTGCCTGCTGTAAATGCTTCTGCAATAATCTTTGAATGGTAACGAGAGTTTGCAAGACGAGCTAAGCGATATACTTGTGTAGGTGCATCGGGTGCTAATACGTTAAAACGGTTATCACGAAAAAATGGAATAGTTGCAAACTTACGTGCAAAACGATCTATACGTCCTTGGATCTGGTCAAGTGACATACGCACGGAACCATCTGTACCTTTGAGACGTCCTACTTGACGTTCTCTTGCTGCAAGATCTGTGACATCATCTGTTAGTCCTGCTGCAATGTCTTCAAACTGGATTTTACCAGTACCATAAAAAGCAGCAACAATTTTCTGTCCTACTTTGTCAATGTCAAATACACGATTGGCTGTGCGAAGAGTATTGATACGTGCTTTGCGAGCAGCATCTAAAGTTGGGATAAGAGGAACCTGTCGTCCAGGTTGTCCCTTAATAATGCTTTTAAGATCTACAGTGTTTAGTAGATAGTTTCTTGCAGTTGCTGCATCTTTAACGCCAGCTTTAATAAACTCATCTATTGCTGCAGGGCCAAACTCTGGTGCAATTCGTCGTAGGTCATCAGATAAAGCAACTTGAGCGCGTAGGTCTTTACTTGTTTTACGGATAGTAGCTAGTTCATCTAACTTAGAACCATATAGATTAAAGAAATCTGTTACACCTTTTTGTGCAAAAATTCTGTCTAGGTTTTCTGTGTTGTTAGCTGCAAGAAGATTGCGACCATAGGTAAACTTTTCTTTACCTAATACATTAGCAAGCAGGAAATCTCCAGCATCGTATGCCTTCTTAGCCTTACCTAGTATTAGAAATGGATCTGCTACAAAACGGAAGGTTGCATCTGCAACTCCTGAGATACCTTTGTATAGAAATCCTGAGCCATCTTTGCCTGGAAGTATATTAGCAATCTGGCGACCTGGAGAATACTTAGCAGCATTAACTCGGTCTATAGCATTCTGAAAGTCTGCTACATCTTGTTCTGTGCTGTAGCGAAGATCTGCACGCTTGGCAATCTGCTTTTCAATTTCAGTGCCTTCTGCAATAATTCTATCTAGTGGCGTGCCACCTGCTACCTTCATAGCAACGTTAATAATATCGCTGCCAAATTCTTTCTTGGCTCTTGATATACGGTCTGGACTAAAGACCATATCGCCTTTGTCGTTGGCAATATGAAATGCCTTACCAATGTTTACACCTTGGTCTGCTGCAATAGCACCAGTACGGTATAAGCGAGTAGTAAAGTCAGAGACTTCGTTAAGAGCAGCAAATGTTCCACCGATAACAGTCTTAATAGGTGTTGTCATATAGTGAAATGCTGTACCAAACCAACCACGCTTTGGCTCAGGTGGCTTATCTTCTGATTCGCCAAACATAGCAACGTGTGCGTTTTGCTGGTCCTGTGTCATTGAGTTAAACTTTTGTTGTGCAACAGGTGAAGGAAGAGCAAGTAATGTCTTGTGTGAGTCTAGTAGTTTAGCTAGACCATCAACTTGTGACTTTTGCCCTGGTGTTAAACCAGCCTGTGCTGCCGCAGCAATTAAATTATTCTGCGCCATTTATAGACCTCGTGATGCAGCTCGCTGATACAAGATCGCAATTTCACCAGTTTGGTCGTAAGGAATCATCTTTGCTAGTACGTCAGATAATTTTTCTGTTATAGGATTCATCATCATTGCGCTAGTGCCTACGCCTGCGCCTGAATCAATGCCTGATGTAATTGGCTCACTTGGTCGCTCTGTTGGTGCGTATAATTCTGTTACTGGTCCCTGTGCTGCAGCTTCACGCACATCGCCTGCGCGAGCAGGACGTACATCTTTGGTCTTGGATAGCGGAGCACCTGACTTAATAGCCTGCGTCTCAACGCCTTCGCCGTAACTTGTAGAACCCATTTGTAGATTATCGGTACGTGTTGAGAACTTACCTGGGCCTGCTGGTCCAGCCAGTGGATTCATCATACTCACTGTTTGTCCTCCTCTAATTTTTCTAAATCGTTTGCCATATCTTCCCAAGCACTGTTGGTTTGGGTAATATGATTTGAATGGTAAATAGATAGTTCCATTAGTTCACCTGTTAATGTTTCAACAGATGATGCTATGTTGTGTAGGAAACCTACACCAATAACTACAAAGTCAAGAAAGCGCACTGGACGAGGAATGTAATCATTATTTTTCATCGCCCAGTACACCTTCCATTAAAAGTTATTATCCCTTTTTGACTGCGTTGCCGCGTCGTCCTGCTGGAGTCATTGATGGTATTACCTTGCCACCTGCTGGCTTTGAGTGATCCATCTTGCCTTCCTTTGGCTTAGCCATTGGAGCTGCTGCACGTGATCCTTTGTTCATATTTACACCTCCTCCGATTATGCTGCGCCGGTGATACCAGCTAGTAGTTGGGCTATATCTGGACGTTGACCAGCAGCAGGGGCCGTACCACCTTGTTCTTGTGGAGGTTGCGCTGAGGCTGGGGCGGGGGCCGCACCTGCTGCTGGAAGCTGTTGTTCCATACCTGGTGCCATAGGTGGCATCTCTGGGGTTGGAGCTGGTTCTGGTGTAAATGCTTTTTCGATTACTGCTTCTAGTGATTGTCCCTTTTGACGACCTTGGATAACACTTGCGATACGTGTGATAATCTCACTAGGGTCTTGACCTTGCGCTGCGAGGGCTGGAATTGCCTGAGCATACTGTGCAACAGCAACACGCAAAGAATCGCGCATCTCTTCAATATCAACACGTTGTTCCTCCTGCGTAACATTCAAGTCCATAGGAATCTCACGACGTACATAGTCACGAGATACGAGCTTGTCTGAACGCATTTGTAGTAAAGCAATGATGGCACGGTTTGGGTCCATACCAGACATAATTCCGTAGCGTACATCTACGCCGTACTCACCCTTGATGTCACGAGATGGTGTGTACTTGAGAACGTAAGGTGTTCCGTCATCTGTTCCCTTGATGGTCTTTGGAATACCACCAAATACTTTCTCATCTACTTCAAAGCAAACAGAGATAAGTTCTTGGAACATACGAGCAAACTGTGCTTGTGCTGATTTGATCTGTGTATCAAAACCTGCTTGTAGTGCTTGTACACCACGGCCTGTAACAACTGATGCGTCAATGTTGCCTGAACGGCTTTCCGGATAACGAGATCCTAGGCGTAGTTCACGCTCTAATACACCAGACTCTGCAAAGATTCCAGGTGGTAGATCTAGTGAAACGCGACGAATACCTTGTGGATTAGCAGAACGCATAATTGAATCTGGACCAAGTGCCAACTCTTGCACATCTTGTGGAATAGCAATAGGTGCTTGGATAGACTTTTCTGCTGCTTGGATCTGCAAGATTGCAAAACGAGCACGAGCTAACTGAACTGATAGAACATCATCAAACTGTCCACGTGCTTCACCGTCAAGTGATGAACGCATAATGACAGATGCCATTGGCTTACTCAAGATGTTTGGTGTGCGTGATAGAACTAAGTTCTTACGCTCTGGGATATAGAGCAAGTCCTGATCTTTGTCGTGGTACTTAACCATTGAGACATAAGGAGAAGAAAGAGCGTACTGGTTTCGACCTAGAATCAAATCGTAAAACTCTGGGTACTGCGCAGCTAGTGTCTCTGCATCGGTAACGATGACCTGAGTAACAGATAGCACACGACCATAACGATCTAGTTCTGGGTAAGTACCGAATGGGTTGAGCATACGGATACGAGGATTGTTGTCCTCAAAGTCCATCTCAACCATACCAACACCCATACCGTAGGTGTTATACCAGTCTGCTGCTGTGTACATCTGCAGTTGTAGGTCAGAGTTTGTTACATAAAAGTTTGCAATACGAGTTCTAGTATCTGCTGCCTTGCGTGCTGCATCTGAAACCATATTGGTTGCTGAGCAGTTAAAGGATGGCAGTGGTGCCATTGCTTCTGCTAAGTCACGTGCTGCGACGTCAATGAAGTTTGCAACCAGAGGCTTTGGATATTCCTCTGAAAACATTGCAGGGTATACCTTAGAGATATCTCCCTGACGCACCGAGAGCACATCACGCATACGTTGATCTCGCGCTGATGAGCGAGTACGTAAGCGTGCTAGCTTAGCGTCAACTTCTTTGACTGATAACAATGGGATTCCTTAGCCGTCGTAGCGTTCTGGGTTCTTTAGGTAACGAGCCTTTTGCGCTGGGGTCATCTTGGATGGAGAAATTTTACTTGGCATTACTAGCACCTTCTTTTTAACAGGTGCCTTTGGCTTGACTGTTGCTTTAACTACAGGCTTTTTCATCTGTGCCATTACTTCTTGCCCATCTTCTTATTTGCTGGCGGGCGACCTGCAACCTTTTTATTTACTGTCTTTGCAGTCTTCTTAGTTGCTGAAGAGTTACCAATAGCCACTGCTGCACGCTTTGCTGCAGCCTTCTTAATTTCGCGCTTTTCAATAGCAACGCCACGAGCAAGAGTCTTCTTGCGATCTTGAGCCATACGTGGGGTAAGAGTCTTAATAGCCTTTTCTTCTTCGCCCATAGAAAGATTTACTTTTCCTGTTTTAGCATTGCGATAAACTGTTTGACCTGCTGCAATTGAAACTTCACCAGGGCTGGCATTAAAGCGCGCCTTTTGTACCTTGTCACTTAATGATCTTGCCATTGTTATCTCCTTAGATGAATGTACGATCTTTTTCTGCGAGCAGTTCATCTATATTGATAACTGTTCGTTTGCCTCTCTCGAAACGAGACAGGAAAGGATTTTTCATATGATGTGTAGCGTGTACACCTTGGCTCAGCATCTCGCGTGCTCTGATCTCACAGAACCATAACGCCATCACCATATCGGTCTTACCTTTAGTAGTTGGTGACCACGTAATCAATTGCTCAATGAGCGCCTTGATGTTTTCAGTTTGGTCACTAGGTAGGTGAATAAGGTTGTCGCGGTGGTGCTTGCCGTCGAATTGCTTTGTGCCAAACAGTGTTGACATAGACGCAACACCGAAACCGGAGTCCCACTTGTTGGTTCCAGTATGGTGTTCGCGTAATAGAACGCCACGGCTTGCAAGGTTCTGGCGGATGCCTTCGTCTTGTGTTAAGAAAGATTGAAATGCGTTCTTCTCTACTATCCACTCACTGGGTGAGTACAGGGAAGTCCAGTCAAATATTAACTGACGGATTGCAGCAGGCGTTGGCCTAGTAATCTTAATAGCATCAACAATGTAGCGTTTATGTGTAGCGCGATCAACAGCGTAACAAATGGCGGCTGTATCACCAACCATAGCGGGATCAAGACCACAAATAAAACTAAAGCCGTTGACATCACGTGGATGACCTGGGTTACCAGGAACCAACCTGCCTGCTTTACGCATACCATCAATAGAACCTCTTACACATACTGGATCAAAGATTGCATCATCTGAGATATCTTGTTGCTGATAGACTAAAGCCCAGGTACTTGCATCCATAGCTTGGCGTTCGTTGTAAAGGTTGCGACCATTCCATCTAGGATAGAGGCCGTCTTCATCTAAATCTGTTTCTGTCTGCCCATCAAAGGGGGCATCACTAGCAGGC